TAGAACGTACAGAAACATATGTACCTCCTGCTGCGATCAGTCGTGTACATGTACCTGCTGAAGTACATAAGACGTACTTAGAGGAGATTGTGAACAATAAGCTGTTCTATAAGCGAGTGAATCTCAAGGCACGTGTTATTAACAATGCGAAACATGAGACTACGCTTATACCTAAGGATGTGCACGTGACATGTAACAAAGACTACAAAGACGGGATCTGTAGCACGTGCCCTTTGTATTATAAGGACGAAGGTATAAGCCTCTTTGTTAAGCCTGAGTACCCTGAGATTATGAGTATGGTAGGCAACAATACGAAAGTACAGAGAGAAGCGATACGCAGCATCTTGACTATCGCTGACGGATGTCCGAAGTTTCGTATCGAGCAGAAGGAGCATCAAGCGTTGTACCCTGTAGTAGTTATCCCTGCGATTGAAGCAGATAAAAAGAAACACTCATACAGCATGGTTTGTGCTTGGGCTCTTGATACACCTTCAGAAGAGAATGAAGATTTCGACACCGAAGGAGTGGTCTTGGCTAGCCCTGAAACACAGAAGATGGAGATAGTATTTTACAGAATGACTAAAGACTCATCGTCTATAGATTCATTCGAACTCTCAGAAGAGCTTATTGAAAGGATGAAAATATTCCAATGCACGAACCCACCCTCACAGACATCAATACAAAATTAAAGGAGATTTACGATGATCTTGCTGATAATGTTACCTACATCTACGGTCGTCAAGACCTCCATCTTATCATCGATCTTGTCTATCATTCACCACTACGATTCTTCTATGAAAAAAAGCTGTTACGCAAAGCATACCCCGAAGTACTTATTATTGGAGATACACGTACGGGAAAGACTCAATGTGCAGAAGCGCTCCAAGCTCATTATGGAGTTGGGATACTTGCTGGCGGGGAATCAATGTCATTTGCAGGCTTGGTCGGAGGTTTGCAACAACTCGGAAAACACTGGAGCTGTACATGGGGTAAGATCCCACAGAACAATCGACGTCTTGTAATTATCGACGAGGCAGGTGGTATGAATCCTGACGACATCGAGAAGATGAGTCGAGTACGTTCTCAAGGTAAAGCAGAGATTACCAAAATACAGAGTCAGGAAACAGAAGCATGGACACGTTTAATATGGTTAGCTAACCCTAAAGAAGCAAAAACAATCAACCAATTTAGTTCAGGTATTGAAGCAGTTGAATCACTAGTTAAGTGTCCAGAAGACATCTCACGATGGGACGCTGTACTTATTGTATCTAAGGATGAGATTCCGTTCTCGAGTATGTCGTCGAGAAACAGAGTACCTGTAGAGCATAGATACACGGCAGAACTTTGTAAGAACCTTGTCTTGTGGTCATGGACACGTGAACCAGAGGAGATAGAAATAACACAGGAGGCAGAAGATGAATGTTATAAACTGGCTGAGCGAATGTGTAAGAAATATTGTTCAGACTTTACCTTGGTCAACGATTCGGAGCAACGAAAGAAAATTATCCGCCTTGCAACTGCGCTTGCGTCAAGACTATATTCGACGCCAGATGGAAAAAAGCTTATCGTCTTCAAGTCACACGTTACCTACATCTACGAGTTTCTCAATCGGATCTACGATAGCAAGTATTTCAAATACGACACCTGGTCGGTTAATCAATTAGCAGGAACTAGAATCATTAAGAGAGAAGAAGTAGAAGCGTTCTGTATAAGCATAGGACCATACGGATGTGGTAAGTTCCACGAGCAACGTACCATGCGTCTTCAGGATATTGAGAACTATTTAGGTATATCCCACGACGAAGCTAAAGCTAAGTTGTCAACGCTACTTCTTAATAACGCCATGTCACGTGACAAGGGCGACAACTATAAAAAGACACCGGAGTTCAACCAAATGCTCAGAGAATACTCTGACATACATAGAGAAGTACCAACCAAGGAGTTTTAAATGCAACACAAAGAAGCTAACATACTACTAGAAGAAATCAGGAAAAATCAATACTACAAACCTACTGAATGGGAGCGTAAGTTTCTAGAGGATCTTAGTTTTTACGTCACCTTGGGGAGTATTAAAATCTCGGAGAAGCAGAGCAAGACATTACAGGAAATCTATAGGAAATCACAGGAGAAATTATGAAAGGAGAAGGGTGGGCACATGTCTGTTCATAGTTTAGATGTGGAAACAACAGGACTACGACGTAGTCACGGAGACACAGCGTTTGCAATTGGGTACAGCGACTATAACGAAGAGCCTCAAGTAGTGTACATAGGTGTTCACGATATGGTTACGCTTGATGGTATGATGATGGCAAGCGATGCTGAGTGGGTAGGCCATAACATAGGCTTCGATCTTCCCTTCTTAGCACAATACAGTATGCGTCCTAAGATCATCCATGACACCATGATAATGGCACACATATACAACAATTTAGAACCTGCTAACGATCTTGCTTCACTAGCAACTAAGTACTGTGGGATACCTAACACGGAAGACGTGGCACTTGACACGTGGTTTGAAAAGAATGGCTATAACAAAGACAATCGTAAATATTTCGATGTACCTGCAGAGATCATGATACCTTACTTAAAGGCTGATATACGAAGGACGTTAGCTCTGTTTAAATTTTATAAAAGTAAGGGAGTACTGGAATCTCCTGCATACAAACTAGAGATGGAGCTTGTTCCTATTGTAGCGAGTATCGCAGCACGTGGCATGTGTGTCGACGTAGAGTTTGCACAACAGGAGTTCAACAAAGCGGTTCACTTACTAGGTAAGTACGAGTCTATTGCTAAGAACAATTATGGTCTGGAAAACATCTCTAGCACCCAGCAAATAGCTGAAGTTTTGTTCACTCAAGGTGGATTGAAATGTACCACGTTTACAGACAAAGGGAACATCTGTTTAGATGAGACTTCACTCGCTCAGTATGAGCATCCGCTTGTTAATATGGTACTACAGCATCGGGAAATTTCGAAAATGGCTAACACGTATTTGAAGGCCATCATAGAGCTTAATTATAAAGGTCGTTTATACAGCAACCTGCGACAAGTAGGGGCTAGAACAGGACGCTTCTCTAGCTCTAATCCTAACTTACAGAACATACCTCGTAGTGATGATATGTCACTTATTAATTTAAGACAAGCGTTCATATGCTCACCTGAAAGCAAGTTGTTGTTGGTTGATTTGTCACAGATAGAGCTTCGTATCTTAGCGCACTACTCTAAAGAACCTGCAATGATAGAGACTCTTAAAGATCGTAAGGGCGACATCCATACTACCACTGCGATTGCGATGTTTGGGGAAGTGAACAGTGAACTTAGGACTGTGGCTAAGACGCTTAACTTTGCGGTCATTTATGGGGCTGGTGGAGAGGCTCTTGTAGAGCAGATTAACAAGGCGTTGCCTAATAAAAAGATTACCTTAGCACAGGCCAAGGACTTCAAAGCTAAGTTCTTTAAAGGGTACCCGAAAGTACAACAGTTTTTGTGGGACGTACAGAAGGTTATAGCTGAGCGTGGATATGTGCAAGGTAAGTCTGGTAAGAAGTACTACTGTGACAAGTTAAAGGCCTACAGAGCTAGCAACTACTTGATTCAAGGGGAGTCTGCGATGCTTATGAAGCGTATGATGATTGATGTGGAGAAGCTTTTGTCAGGTAAAATGTCAAAGCTAGTAAACGTGATTCACGACGAGCTTATTTTTGATTTACATAATTCTGACATTGATTTTGTCACAGAGATTGTCAAGACTATTGAGCAACCGGAAGGTTATTGGCGTGTACCGATCTATGCTAACGCTTCAATAAGCGACTCTTGTTGGGCTAATAAAAGAAAAGTATGAGTAAACCATACATACCAAAAAACCTAGGTAAAATTTGCTGTCTTTGTGAGGTAAACCCCATAGTAGTAGGTGCTTATGACAGAATACATGAGCACCATTTAGATGGGCATGGTGTAGGGGATACAGTATTTGTGTGCCAACATCACCATACAAATTTTCATGGGTTTGCTAACAAAGAAGCTATTAAAATAGCTGAAGAAAAAAATCCTTTATTCTTTAGAGAAGCCTTCAATAAATACAAAGAAGAGATAGCTAAGAAGAGACGTGGGTTAGGTATTATTTAAAAGGAGCTTTAGGGCGATACTTACCAGTCTTTTTTATAAGCTCCATACGTGCTTGTTGATTAGCCTGTGAGCTTATTTGATCTACCAAGTACTGCTTCCTATCCTGAGCCATAGAGCTAAGTTTATTTTGGTATTGTAAGATTAAATTCTTTTTAATCTGACCAGCTCTTTTTTCTAGGAATACTTGATCTTGAGGTGATATTTTCTCTCCATTTATTCTAGTACTTGGTGTAGTCAAAGGGGTGTCTTTAACCAGCTTTTCCTCAGGAGATAATCTAGCATCCTTAGTACTAAACAGATCAAGTCCGCTTGATTTCTGGACAGGTTTACCAAATGTATCTATAACAGGAGGAAGTGTTTTGGATGCCCCTGGAATACGTCTTTTAATCATATCTGGTATGGTCTTAGCTTCTCTTTGAGTAGTATCCATAGTATCGGTTATAGTCTTAACATTACCTGGAACAAACCCAGCTACTATTTGCCCTGCTAATTTAACACCACCTTGCTCAGGATCAGATGCAGCTTTAACTGCTGTAGCAGCTCCTTGTAAATAACGCTTACTTCCTAAAGCTACACCAGCTTTCATAACACCACCTAAGAAAGCATTTGCAGCACTCTTACTGTCTTTATAGTTCTTGTCCATTCCCTCAAAAAAATTAACAAAAATAGACATGGCTGATCCAAGAGGTTCTATTGTAGATAAAGGAACCCAGGTATTGTTTATCTTAACTGAGTTAGGCTGCTTATGTTGTGTCTCTAAGAAATGCGTTCTTGCTTTCGGATCAGTAGGAGCATCCCCTACAAGATTTCCTTTTTTCCACTCATTGTAAGCCCACACTCCAAAAACAGTTCCTTTTACAAGCCTAGAAGTTCTTTGCACAAGCTCACGCTGTGTTAAAGTACCTTCTTTCATTGACTTTCGAATACCATATAATCCAATAGGTGTATGCTCTGCAGCTTGTCCTATGATGTCTGCAGATGTTCGTATAAAAGGAGCAATCCATCTAAACCCAGGAAGGTTTTGTTTAGCAAATAATAATACTTTTGTAACACTAGCAGGAGCACGTGTTAATGTTCTCGTAGTTGCTTCATCTTGAACTAAATTTTGTATCTCAATATCAGATAAATTTTTTCCTTTTAATGCTTCGTATTCCATTTGTGCTACTTTATTACCAAAGTACTCGTCCGTCTTTGCTAGTATCTTTGTACCATACATTAGAGGTTCAAACTTCTTAGATACAGGTCCTTGTAAAGGGCTAATGTTATTAGAATTCTCCATTGTTTTTCCATCAGCATTGTATCTAAACTTTTCAGGAATTTCATTTTTGGATACCAGAGCCTTTGCCATCTGTGGAATCTCGTTTAGAGTAGTGCTTCTCTTCTTACTAAACCAAGATACAGGAATATCTACTAATGATTCTAAAGCTCTGTCAGGAAATTTCCCTAACATGTGCAACGTGTTACTTGCTGTGTTAATAAACTGTGTCTTTGGACCACTAAGTAGCCCATTAATCCATATGTAATATGCTTTATCCCATAAGGTAGGATTAAACTCTTTATCAAGCAACGTCTTTTTTAGCGTCTTTAAAGCACCCACTGCTTTAGGATCACTTTTGTATTTAGAAATAGCCTCATCAAATTGTTTAGCTAGGATTTTTTGAGACTCTATAGGCAACCCTGCTTCTCGTAAAGTACCTCCTATTTCAGAAATACCTTGACGTCTTTTTTTAAGAGTCTCTGCTACATTATCCATTACTTCTTTAAGCGTAGTAATATCTTTACCAAAATCTGTCTTTAATAATGACTCTAATTTTGAAGCTATTTGCTGTCCTTCAGCACGAACTTCAGCACGTAAAACACCTGTAGGACTTTTTTGTATTTGCTTCCATAAGTACGCAATCTTATCCCCCATAGAAATATCAGTAGCCATCTTCTGTACTTCAGCGTCAGTAATCTTTAATCCTTGAGCTATTTGTGGGTGAGTGTCTATAATATCCATAATCTTACCTGCTACTTCTGGATTAGAATAAACAGATAAATTTATTTTACCTTTGTATTGACCTCTACCATCTTTTGTAGTAACAGGAACTTCAGAAGAAGATACGTTCTTAGCTACAGCAGGAGATGGTACGCTACCTACAGCTTTTGACATCTCTTGTAATTGAGCTTCTGTTAAAGTAGGAAAGCGTTCTTTAAGAAAAGTATTTACATCTTTCCCTGCAGCTTTAGCAGCAGCAAGAACTGCTGGACCATGCTCTGTCTTCCATCGCTCTACTGCAGCTTTTGCTTCATCAGTAAGCTCTGTAGGACCTAGAGGAATTCCTGAATGTAGTCCACCTTTTGTAGGCTTAATACCCGTAACAATAGTCATAATATCTTCTAAAGCAGAAGGACTTTTTTTACTTTTCTTTAGCTCAGTTAGCTGTCTATTTATTAGGTTATACTCCGCTTCGTCAGCATCAGTCCAATCACCAGCTCTCTCAAGTAGCGCTTTTCTTCTGTCATGTAGCACCTTTTCTTCAGCAGATAGTGGGGCTTCTTTAACAACTTTTTCTTTCTTTATAACCTTTTCCACTACAGGAGTTGACACTACTTTTGGAAGTTTTTTCTTGTTCTCTATTTCAGCTAATCTTCGTGCTTCAACAGGATCAACATTTATCACTTTAGATTCATTAAGCTTTTGTTGTATTTGATTTTGAACAAAAGCAAACTCCTCGTCAGATAAATTAGGATCTTTTAATTTAGCACGTAGAGCCTGTACTGATAGTTGCTGCACTGGGGCCTTTACAGCCGGAGGCTGAACAACAGGAGCAGCAGGTCCTTGTGTAAAATCAAATTGTTGTTGTCCTTGATCTCTAGCAGGCCCTATCGGTTGATCGTATACAGGAGCAGGACGTTCCATGCTCGGAAACTCACGTACGTTCTTGCCTTGATCTTTCATGAACATTTGTCCACCAGCACCAGGAGTAAACGGAGACACAGGACCCTGTGGAGGTTGTTTAGGTAAAACAGGTTCTTGTGCAGATTGTTGAATAATATTAGGTTCATTCCCACCAAGCTGTGCTTCATGTTGTAGTTGTCCAACGAAGTCACGAAGCTCGTTAGGACTCATATTACCCACACGTAGACGTAGTTCCGCAGGAGCTTTTGCTACTAATTGAGGAGGAAAAAATTGTGCTAAATGATCTAATAAAGCAGGATCATTAGGGTTCGTAAATTGTGTAGGAAGACCTGGTAAAGGTTCATTAGGAACAACAGGCTTAGGGGCTGGAGGAGTTGTCTTAGGTAATCCCATACTACCTCCACCAAAGCCTTGTTCAGGATCTCTAAACATCCACGCTGGAGCGTCTGGGCTAGGTCCCGTTTCAGGATCAAAATATTGTGGCACAGGTTTTACTTTTATTTCTTTTAGTGCTGGATCTACAGGAGCTTGAGGTATGTTCTCAAAGGGGTTCTTTAAAGAATCCATCCCTGGAATAGTTGCAGGTGTTCCAGCAGGAAGAGCTTTTGGTTTTCCTTTAGCAATCTTACTTACAGCGCCCATACCTTTAAATAAAGCAATAGGATCAGCTAAGTTCATTATATTTTCAGCAGCCCCTCCTAACATCCAGTTACGTGTCACGTCTCCCTGCATACGATTAGCAGCTTCTTGTGGAGACATACCTTGCTCAATGTATTTTTGAACAATAGCAGGGGCATCAGCAGCCGTTCTACGTGCAGCTACGTTACCTATATCTCTATCAGATGTTAAGGATCTAGCAGCTTTTTCTATAAAATTTAATTGAGGATCTACCCCTTGCATGGACTCTATAGCAGGACGTCCTACAGTTCTTATTGGAAGAGCCATAGCATCAAGAGCACCAGCTACAGGCTGAGAAATCATAGGTAATGCACCAGCTACTTCTCGTAGTTTTTGTCCTGCGGAGATAAATGGATGTTGTAAATCTATAGGAGCAAACTTACCACTATAGACATCTTCCATCGCCTTGGTCGCTTCATGGCTAAGGGGAAATAAATTCTCGGAAGACACAGGAGCTGTGGGTCTTCGTAATAGGTTTTTTTCATACAGTGATTTTTTTAACAAGTCTCTGGTTGCAGGGCTTATCTCACTGTTAGGATCATCATGAAGTGTTCTTAGATATGCGAGCTTCTCGTCAATCTGTTGCTTTATTTCTGTAGGAGACAGAGCCATTATAACTCCTGTGGTAATTGTGCTTGAAGAGCTTCAATATCTTTTAGAGTACTTTGTACTTCTCCATCTACTCCAGTAGTTGCTCCTTGATCTCCTTGTCCTATAATATCCATAAAGGAAAGAGCTCTAGGATTTCTTAACTTAAATCCTTTGATTCTTCCATATGTGTCATAGACAGGTTCTCTGTACATTTCTACTCCAGATATTTTTACAGTATTTTTTTCCGGATGTAGTGGATCATATAATGCTTTTTCTGCATCACTTAATTGAGGAGCAGATTGTGTATATTTTTCTTTGATACCTTTTACAAGATTGTCTCCCATCATACCGTATTGTTGTTTAAGCAAATCCACTTTATTAGCGTGCTCTGCTTGCATAGCTCTGTGTGCGTCGTACTTAGCTAGTGTGTCCTGGACTGCTTCGGTAACAGAAGAAAAAGGACTATTAGCTGCACCTATCATTCTACCTCGCTGGAACGCATCTCCTCCTACATTAAACATTTTCATTGGACTATTATCTGCTCCTATCATAGACCCAATCCTTTCTGCATCATAAGACTTCCTGCTACACCTGCTAATGTTTTTATAGAATTTGCTGACTCTACATCTATACCTAATTTTTCTTGTATCTGCATAATATCTAAGTCGGCTAAGCTAGCATAAAATTTAAGTTGTGAATCATCCATACCTTGTAATGCTTGAGCAGCAGCTTGTTTATTTATCTGTTGTTGTTGATCGTATCTGAATTGTGTCTCTGCTGCTTGGGAAGCATAGTTCTGATCGTAATATGCGTTTGTTTTAGCAAGAGCTTCATTGTACGCACTGTTACCGTTCAAACTACCATTATTAGCAGAGAACTGTTGCTGTAAATCTTTAATCGCTTGAGCTCTTTGACGATCATTAATTAACTTAGCGTTCGCTACACCTGCTTCAGCACTAGCTCCTGTTGGAGCACCTACGGTGTCTAAGTAATACTTCATCGCAGCAGCACGTGCTTCAGGGTTACCTCCAGCTTGCATCTTATTCATTAAATCATTTTTGATACCACTATAATCTGGAGCATCTACTTTAGGAGCTAACATACTTCCTAGCCCAGCAACAGCCATTCCTGGAACCATATTCTTAAACATATCCATTGGACGCATAGCCCCAGCAGGAGTGCTTCCACCCATACCAGAAGCTGTAGGAGTAAAACTATTACTAGCGCTAGGCAATGCTACGGATGTTCTATCATAACCAGTTCCTGCAGCGTTTGGTTTATAATATTGTGTGCCATTTTTGAGAACACTGTTAGGATCACTAGAACCACCGCCACCAGAAAAGAACTTAGCAAACGCACCTGTTGGGTTGCTTGTCCCTACCCCGCCAAAGCCAGGGATACTTCCCCCAAAAGACTTGAGACCAGACATCGCACCACTTCCAAATTTATCAAACATGTTGCTTCCTTGTCCGGTAAACATGTTCTTAACACCACCAGCTAGAGATGAACCTACACCACCTCCAGCAAAGCCTTGAAGAGCACCGGCTAACCTATTTTTGCTGTTAGAAAGAGCACCAGCCCCTGCTCCTATAGCTGCTTGAAACGGAGACAAAGCAGAAAATTGACTAGCTACTCCACTCGCACCAGCCCCTGCTAAGTACGGGAAAATAGATTTAAAAAAGTTAGACATAAATAACTCCTCAGTGTATTAACGACGTTGTTTGTGGCCCTAATGGACGCAAGTTTCTAAAGTAATCCCATTGATCTTGAGGTACTTGAAAATCTCCCAAAACACCTGTAGTAGGATCTTTAATGTAAGCATCTAATTGATCGTTCGTAAGTCCTTGATTTGCATCTATAACTCTATAATAATTATTATAATTATCGGCTTCTTTTAAAAGATCTTGAATAGATTGATCTGAGCCTGCTTGTATTTCATTAAGTCTGTTAGCATAAGGAGTATTCTGCCATGCTTGGAACTGTCCTGCTGGAAGAGCCTTATCCTTAGCTTGTTGCTGTTGTAAATAGTTATTAGCGCCTAAGCGAATCGTCATATCATTAATGTCAGAATCCCCTATGCGATACCCGTTAGGATTAGGTTTATCTAAACCGGAACCACCAAACGCATTTAGTAAATCACCCCACTGTAATGTGGGTCTAGTACTTCCTTTATCAACAGGTTGAAAATTATTCATAACACCAGCGATAGGCTGTTGTTGTGGCGGAGCTAGTGTAGCAGCTATAGCTTGGCTTCCTACTTCCTTACCGGTGTTAACTGCTGCTTTGTATGCAACGTCACCTGCTCCAGAAGAATTAACAGCGACAGCACTAGGTATTGCAGAGAAACTTGTATTTGCTATAGCTCCCGGATTATTGAAAGCGGACAATGCTCCTTGTCTAGCAGCATTGGCAGCGTTTACTCCAGCGTTTGTAACAGAGTTGGTAGCACCCAAGCCTGTGTTAAAGTTAGATAACGTAGCAGCGTTTTTAGCAGCACTCGCTGCGTTATTAGCGTTGCTTATTAACTGGTTAGCACCAGCTTGAAGACCAGCAGTTCCAAAGTTAATGGCAGCGTCTTTTCCTAAACGACCCCAGTCGAAACCTTTATTCTCTTGTTGTTGCTTACCACCTTGATACGCTGTATTGAAAGCAGCACCAGCAAAAGGATTAAATACAGATAAAGCTAGACTTTCTAACGGTTGAGCATATGGTCTCCATGAAGCAGGTAAAATGGAGTTCTTGGCGTCTATACGATCTGCAAAAGCTTGTCCGGGTTTACCTAACTCGTCATACGTAGGCATCCTAAAAATTTCTTTGCCTTTTGGAGAAAAATTTCCTATTGTATCTGAAACTAATTTTGTTCCTGCTATAAAAGGGTTCGAATCATAAAGAGTTTCACCAACATTATGTAGCCATTTTACTGGATCTGTAAACGGACGTGATATTGTTTTAAATATTGCTTCAGGATGTTTTACATAATGGGACATCAGACTCTCCTATGAGTATGAAGGACTACGCTGTTATCATCATGCCAAGAGATACTCTTAGCGTTATGTTTTTGCATCATAAGAAGTGCTGTCTTCTTTGGCTCTACTTTGTTACGAGCGATACATCTTAGTACGTAAATGTTGTCTCCAGGATATTGTAGCAATTCGCTGGTTAAATCGGATGTAAAATCTTCGATATTTTTTATCTTAGATAGCATCTCAAGAGCCTCGTCAGAAATTAGCATATAAACAAATATCACATCAGATTCAGGTGTTCCATAAGTGTAAATTCCAGGAAACGAAATAAATCTACGTACCTCGTTTATTGTATCCAAAGTGTCGTCGTTATAATATTCTTTTGCGATAACTTCTGCCAAGTCATTTGTCATATTTTTGTTAACGTGGTGTAATACCAGTTTCCTAAGTAGCTTATGTATAACCGATAAGTAGCTCCAAAAATACTTAAAACTATTTTAGTTTCTGCTGGAGCTGTTCCGGGGGTAGCAGCAAATGTAACTTCGAACTCTACTGCCCCATTATTTAAAAGACTTCGTATGTTCTCAGTAAGTTCTTGAACTTGTACTGACTCTTTTGTCATATCTACGTCTTGAATTTTCATTATCGTTGAGCCTCCGCTAGACCCATTTTCAACAATTCCTGATCTACTGATATGTTGTAAATTTCCCACGCTGCTGCTGTGTTCCTATCACATACTAATTTAAATTGATACGTATTAAATGTAGCGTTTATAGACATGTTTGGAGTAAGCACAGATTTATCACTCCCTAACTTAGAAGAATTTAATACAAAACTCGTGCCAAGTACTTTGTCTCTAGACGAGCATAAAGGTATCTTTTCTTTGAATGACCATGCTCTTGCGTGATCCACTTTATCATAAACATCTAAGTTTGCATTAGAGCTAGGGACAATTTCAAAGTTAACATTCTTTCCTTTTGTAACTGCTCTGTTATTTAATGATACCATAGGACTTATATAGTACTCATTAATACCTACGCCATTATCCGTCGATGTGTCAATAAACATGTTGTGTAATATACCTGTGTAATCAGCACAAACAAGGTAAGGTCTTAGCAAACGATCATATGACATACATCCAGCAGCCATCTGCATATTATCAAATGGATAATAGGCAAAAGTATCTACGTCAATATTCATGCAATAGTAGTTCTTAGAGGATGCTTGTTTTGTAATGAACAAACGATAAATTTTGTAACGAGAATCATAAACAGCAAAAGAGTTTTCTTTGTAGTTATCGTCAATATAGTCTAGAGCTATAGGCGTGGTTGCGTTTCTGTAATAAAAAAGATCAGAGATTGCTCTGACGTTTGATCCGTCGAACATGTACACACGTTTGTCTGTTCCGAGGAAGATGGTTACTTGTCCGTATTCCTTTGTAATAACTGTTTGAGCAGTTCCCGGAACTACTCCTGTATCAGATACAACAGGCTTAAATTCGAAAACGGTAACACCGCCGACGAAACTAACTCTAAAAATACTGTACTTAGTTCCTACATACAAACGTCCGTTTAGAATAAATGGATCAGAGATTTCATCGTCATTTGGAGCAGGGGTTAATGTAAAATAATCAGAGTATGTTGCTCCGATAATGTTTCCAATAAGCTGGTAGTAGCATCTAGTCTTTGCACTAGAAATATTCATACCAATTAAGTATCCTTGAAATTCTATACAACGCTTAAAGTTAGGAGCACTAGCAGATAAAAGAGCCATCGAAGACGCAACACCGTCCCAATAATAAGGAGCAGAGTAGTCATTGTACGTTTGAATAAAAAATGAAGATGCTTTAGTATTGAAGGATCTTGTAAAGGGAGTTCCATTTCTTAAGGTAACCTTTGTGTTAGAGATTCTATCATAAGCATATGTTGTAGTACCAAAGTGAGCTATTTGTTGGTGGTACCCTAAAGTGTTAGGGAAATCTGAGACACTAAAACCTACAAGAGGTATTGAAGCATTAAAAGTATCATACGCTACATTGTTAACAGAAAAATCTGACGTCCATCTAGCAATTCCTTTTGATACTCTAAATTCATCTATATAGCCATTAAAATAATCAGCTAATGTAGAAAACCCTCGTGCTCCTATTAAAAACGATCCAGTAGAATCTAGGTAGCTAACGGAAGAAACGGTGGTAGAGCCTATTTGAACCCCGTCTTGAAATATAAACCAGTTACTTCCGTTTCTAACTAAAGCCATGTGGTACCAGGTATTTATAGCTAGTGTAACAACAGGTACTTCTATATGAATTGAGTAACTAGAAGAAGCGTAAACATAAAATCTATATTTTAGTGTTCCCCCAACATTTTCTAAAAAGAAGCCTATTTGATTATTTGCATCTGTTTCTTGTGAATAGAACGTATATTGAGATCCTGATACAGGAGTTGATCTATAATTAACCCAAAAGTCAACTGTAAAATCACCTGACCCAAAGTTAAAATCTGCGGAGTCAGGAATACTTAAATACCCTAAAACATCATAGGCTACTGTTTTTGGTATGAAGTTGGTTGTCCAACGTGCGATGCCTTTTGATATTCTAAGTTCATCGATATAGCCGAGGAAATAGTAAGGATCAGTGTATACTCCTATATTTAAAGTAGAGGCAACATCCGCTAAAGTACCGATAGCTGTTCCGACTGTCAGACTTTGTATAACACCATTGACAAAGATATAAAAATTAGAGCCATTTCTAACAGCAGCTATGTGTGCCCAAGCGTTAGACGTTATTCCAGATCCGGATAAACTACAACTGTAATTTCCCGTCGGTGTTCCTGTATCAAAAGATTGGAAGCCAATAGTATCTTCATTAACATTAAGTCGTAAATACCAATAAGTATTTCCGCTTAACTGACCACAGATCTGTTGATATGGTGCATTGGTGCCGTCTAGGATAGGACGGATCCAGGCATCTATTGTAAAATCTCCACTACCAAAAGCCCAATCAGAAGAATCTGCAAGAGTTAGGTAGTCCGAGGTTCCATAGGATACAGTAGCGGTAGTAAAATCAACTGTGTTCCTAACAACACCTAATGAAAACCTCATTTCATCCATGTATGCATCAATCGCAAAAGAATAATTAAAATTATACCCTATAGTCCACGATCCTGTTTTGTCAGAAATAGTCCCTAAAGCGTTTGTTGTAGTTACTGTTTGTGATACACCATTTATAAAAATATAGTTTGTATTTGATCCGTTAGTAGAGAATTGGATATGGTACCATTGCCCTACAGTAGGGGTAAAATTAGCTTTGAATTGACCTACTACTGCACCTCCTGCAACAGCTTGGAAGAATAGGAAATTTGTGTTGTTCCATCCCCACCAGTGGTAATTACTTGCATCTGTTGCCTGTCCTGCAAAAGCACCCGTTGCTGTTGTTGAGTTATAGTACACCCAGAAATCTATAGTCCAAGCAGAAGCCCCTAAAGTAAAGTCCGCTGAATCTGGAGTTGTTAAAGAGCTAGTAGCTGAGCCTGCGGTTAATAGAGCTGAGTACCCTCCAAACTTATAGATAGAGCTAGAGAAAGTTACCCCTCCTGCGTTGGAGAAAGTATGAGGAGCAGAGGTGGAGTCGGTTAAATTGTTATCGAAGTGAAGACCTACTTTTGCATAGCTGTCAAATCCAGAACCACTAAAATATCCTGAAGCTCCGCCAAACTTACTTTGAGCTGTTCTAATACTTACTCCACCATTAGCAGTAACTGTCTTCGGGGTAAGCTCACTATCAGTAAAAGTTGTAGAAGCATCTGCTCCATCAAAATGAAGCATCAATACAGTGTTAGAATCTATACCTTCTGAAGTAAGATCCCCGGAAGCTCCACCAAACTTGCTTTGCGCTGTGCTTATCTTTGCTGATCCATTAGCTGTAACTGTTTTTGGAGTAATTTCACTATCAGTAAAAGTTGTAGAAGCATTAGTACCGTCACAATGAAGCATTAATTTAGTATAAGAATCAATACCACCAATACCTGAAGGGGTTGTGGTTATAGCAGAGTATCCTTTTCTTTTTCTTACTTTACCGTTAAAAAATTCTACGTTAAGAGAATCAGGAGACTGACTTTTTGTAACAGCAGAAATATCGTCGGAATAGTTACAACCAGCAGAAACATCATCTATAGAAAACGCTCCAACAGATTTACCTTTATCGGTAGCCATCGTCTTCAACCTTTATTTGAGAATTAGTTCTTCTTGATTTATATGTTTTGTTAAGACGAGAAAGCGCATCAGATCTTCTTGCAATCATGATTTGAGAATTAGGATCAGAGGCAGAAGATACAGCAACACTAGCAGCTTCATACAAAATAAATTCATGGAACTCTGAAGGAAGCATGGTAGGAGCTGAGCATATTGTATACTCGGCACCGGCTTCAGTTCCGTCTAAGTAAGCAGATTCTAAAGTTATTTGTGTCGCAGAATCAACAGAAGATATTTTGTACCATTTAGAAGAATCTCCTTGACCGATAGAATCAATTCTAAAATACATACCTGCTGTCACATTATTTGAAAACTGTGTACTAGAACCTGTAACAGTAGTGCTTGAAGCAGTTACAGAAACACTTCCAATAGTGTATTCTTTCATTGGAGGTATTTTAGGTATGTATTCCATTGGATATACTTTAGGTGTTTTGGGAGGAGGATTAAGTCTAACTTTTCTGTTTCCACTAGAATCCACAGAAGTAAGCATAGCTCGGAATATGGGGTCAGATGGCTCAGGAACATATTCTTCTCTAAACTGGTCTCTAGGCAGCTCTCCAATAATGTTGTACACACGTGACCCTTGCATTACATAAATGCTGCCGTTTTTCAAGAAGCGATCGAAATCAGATGGGAGAGCGTACTCGTCTCTAAATAAAATATAGTTAGCAGCAGAGTAATTTACATCACCTTCAAGAGCAGGATTAATTGTAGCAGTAGTAGAAGAAACATAAGTAAAATCATAAGTAATATTTAATCCTGCGAATTTTATTTTCCAACCATTATTCTTTGTTTGGGTAGATGTCCAAACAGTTCCTGTTCCTGTAATAGAAGTAGATCCAGCTACGAGTGCAACAGTCCCTGTTTGATACGCAGAAGACATGGTTAAATAGGATTCTTGTACTAGTGGGTTCCAATCATTAATACCTGGAACAGAACGGGTGTATGAGTCATTTATAAGACCCTTAGCAAAATCCTCATTGTTAAAAGAATCTATTTTTGCTAATGTCATTAACCTCTCGAATAGCTCTGAGAAGGGGATGATACCAGTAGTTAAATTTACGGACATAGCAATCCTTTTTTATGGGGTCTTTATAATTACAATGCTTACCATAGAAGCCCCGGTAGTTCCTTGAGCAGCTCTAGTAACACCAATACTTCCGCCTGCTGTAATAGCTACTGTTCCTAATGTCATTGTAGTTACCTGTCCTGCTACCCCTGTAGAAGCTACTGTGGCTGTAGCAATAGTAACACCTACAGACCCATTGGCGACAGTGTATGTAGCACCTCTGGCAGCTAAAAAATTATTAACATAACAAGCAGACACAACCCCTGTAACAGGGGATACACAATATGATGTTTGAGCGGTAGAGTCTAATAAAAAGCTGACTTGAACAACATGATAAAGAGGAGACAGAACAAAAGCAGTGGCCGTTCCTTGTGAGATTACAGCATAACCAGATGTACCTACAGAGAGATCCGCACCAGTACCTCCTGTAACAATAGGTATTTGTGATATTAGTTCATACCCTGAATGGTCGCTTAATACTCGAGGAACTTTTAGACCGTCAGTAGTACCAGGAGTAGGGAGAGAACCTGCAACACCTGCAGCAATATCTGCCTGCATTGTACCGATCTGGGCTCCTGTTATTAAGTTTCCATCATCTGTAGATGAGAACAGCTTTGTCCAAGAAATAGCCATAAAAAGCTCCTATATGATTACACATTTGTAACGTAAAAATTCTTCTGCAACGTCATGCCTCCAACAAAATACTCTTGATGGTAGGTACTTATTAAATAAAAACCAATTAATCCCTAAAATAAAAGCTCGTATTACAAAACCAATCCACACAGTAGGATTTATAATCAAAAGAGGAAGAGCAGCTAGTCCGACGATAAAACCACTAAAACCTAAATTATCGAATTTAAAAATCTTATCCCAGTACGTACTAAAGGCTGCCCAATGTAGGCCAATGACAATTATATAGATATACCAAAAAGAAAGATTAAAACCATACAATACAATCCAAGCTAATGTAGCACATACCCCAACACCTAAATCTCTTGTCTTTGTGTCGCATAAAAAGTCGTACCATAATCCAGATTTCTCAGCCCCTCCTAGACGCCCTAAAACTCCTGCTAGCACCGATAAACACAATAACAAAAATATAGTTAAGAGTATTGTCATTTGTTTTCCTTTAATAGTTTCATGAATTTTTCAGCACCTAAACTTTGACATCCGAAAGTACTCTTAATTTGTGCGTGTTCGTAAAAATGATTGCTGATAGAGCCTGCTTGATTAACAGTTTTTTGAGTAATTCTATCTTTAAAAGCTAAAAAGAAAATAGCGACGGCAGATACTGAAACAAAAGTATATACAATAACTCTCCAAAAGTGTTTTTGTATAACTTCAATTAACCAATTCATTACTTTTTCTTCCTAAGATTAGGCCATACATACACACCAAAAAATCCTGCATTAGCAATCAAAGAAATTGTTAAAGCTACTGTTTTAAATACTTCCATATAGTTTCTCCTTTAACTTTTTAAGAGTTTCTCTGCTCTTTTTCCACCCTATTATTACATGTTCCGTATCTTCAATCAAGTGATCTAAGTGTTTTATTTCTTTATTAATCTCATCCTCAGATCTATATTTATCTCGGAGATCCATCTTTAAATTGTTTACCTGTAGCTGAACTTAAGTAGTTGTTTAAGTTATAAAGAACTTCTTTCATACCACTAATAGCTCGTGTGTTTTCCTTCGTCATTTCTAATACTTGGTAATTAAAATTCTGCTGATTTACGTACACCGTCACAAGTAAAACTAAAATTGGAACTACCCTAAATACGTCGGAGATAGTTATACCGAAAGTTTTATTGGCTATACTCTCTTCATATGCTCTTGCTTCTCTGTTAAATACTTCTTTACCTTTTTCATCCAAGCCAATAATTCTTTTAACCATCCTATTTTCCTTTCTTTTCTTCCTTTTCAGTTTTTACTAAACTTAATAATACATTTTCAGCTTCTATTAATTTCATTCTTGTATCGTGGTCACAATGTGCAGCTCGTAATGATTTAATAGATAAATTAATTGCTTCTTGTGGTGTCATATTAGTCTCCTACCATTTAAAAAATAAATGCCCAATTAGATATATATTAAATCCAGAGAAACCTAGTGCCATACATAATTTGCTTAATAAAGACATGGCTTCAAACCTAGATGTAAGTGTTTGTCCTGTTAGTACAAAACTAAGCGCTTCAGTTGCCCCTAATAAAACTAACATTGATGTCCAAAATACCGACCAGAAAATATCTTTTGCTAATATAGACGGAAGTATTAAGAAAAGCATCCATACAAACATCACTACTAAAGCAGCTTTCATTTCATCTCCACTACTGCTAATTGGCTTAATGTTGTTCCAACAGAATTTGTTACAGCTACTTGATAACTTCCATTATTTTCTACTGCCATGTTTGTTATTTGATACGTTGAAGATGTTGCTCCATTAATATCAACACCATCTTTCTTCCATTGGTACGTAGGATTTTGTGTTGAATAAGCTTCTACGATTAATGTGTAATTTGAACCAGAATCAATAACTGCACTTTGTGGTTGGGTATAAACTTGAGGAGCTAAGGTTACTACTCCAGTTGTAAAGTTTATATCAAATAAAATAGTTGGTAATGGAGGAGAATAACTTGAATCTTGAGAAATAATATAATCTATTGTTGCTTGAGCTTTAACAAATAGTAAATATGCTTCGTTATCGAAAGCATCAAATACCTGCTGGGCTTTAAGTTTATTGTTATTCCAAATTAAATTGAAAGTTTCTTTATAGCTATCTTTAAAATAATTGATATCTCTTGTTGCGTTTGCAGCTATTTTGTTTCTCTCAATCTTCTTTGTTTCTTCTAGTGTTAGCTCAACTTGATTTAAAATACTCATATTGCCTCATTATGTTTTAGCTGTTAAAACTTCAACAACAAAGTTAGTACATGAAATTGTATTAGATGCGTCTGATGTTCCCCATTCTGCTGTTAGGTTTAAAGCTTCTGATGTGCTTCCAATAGTTACAGCAGTTGTGCCATTATTCATTTCCCAGGCTTGTTCTGCCGTTGCAGAAGTACTTAATCTTACTTTTGTGTTTTCTATAACTGCTGTACCGCTTTTAGCAGTTATAGTCGCATTTAATTCCCATACTCTAGCGGTTAAATTATCTGTTACTGTTTGAGCAGTCGTACCTAATAATACTGTTGTTCCTTTTTTAATCCTAATTCGTAGTGTCCCTGCGGTTGCAGCTTTTGTGCTATAAACACCTGTAGCTCTAATTCTTACTGAATTACCTGCTAAGAAGAAGTTTGCTGGCAACGTAACTGTTCCTACTCCAGAGCCAATTAATGTTGTTTCTGTCACTGTGCTTGCTACGGTAGCCGTTGCTGTTGCTTCATACAATGTTCGTACTAATCCACCTCGGATGCCGTTAAGATATGTAATAATCTCTTTCTGCGTACTATCGTGCCAAATATCATCTGCTGTTGGTGTAGTAGGTGGCGATTGAGTTCCTAAAGAAAAAGCTGCTCTTACTGTGCTTCCACCTTGTAATCTAAAAGTTCCTGTGGTTAGTCGAAGGATTCCTAATGTCGCAAAATCAAGAACTGTGTTAGTTGTTGGATTATTGAAAGTTAGAGTTGTTTTAGCAAAGGTTGCAACAAGAGCAGATACAGAAGTCGATGCTCCAGTACCGCCACCACCAGAAGCCCAAATATTTACCTTGCTTGTTCCTGAACCTGTACTGTCTCCAGGAATAATATCCCAAGAGGAACCATTAAGATTTGAACCACTACCAGCAGAACCAGCAGTTAAATGAGAATTAGCTAAACTTCCACCTAAAGTACCAACATTCCATGTTCCACCATATGTTGTAAGTGTAATACTGCCAATACTTTGAGGAGATATTTTAAAATTGGATTGGCTTATTTCATAATATGACGTTGATACTTCTGAATCTTGCAATGCCCAACGTCCAGCAGTTACGTTATTAACTCCATAGAAAGTTGAGCTAGATGTTGTTTCAGCTAAAGTAAGCTTAGGAACCGTTGTTCTTGTGATAACAGCACCAGCATCAGCCAATGTCATATTAATTGATGACAAAAGACTTGGTGCAAATGTGAAGGTGTCTCCATCTCCTGTAATGCGAGATTTTGTTGTTCCGCCATCATCCCCCAAGTCAATTGTTGTTCCGCCATAAATACCGTATAGCCATGTTGATGTTGAATCTACAACTTGCATTGATGTTGTAGTAAAAGCTGCACTTGCACCTATAAAAGTATCAGTAAAGTATATTGCTGGATTGTCTTTATAAATAGACAGATTACCAGTCATTGTGTCTCCTGTTATGTTAACAAAGAGACCGTCATTACTGAAATCAAAAGTTCCTGTAAAGGGGTTAAACTGAATACTCATTAAGTCCTCGTAACCGTAGCAATATCTGTTCCTGAAGTTCCGTACGTGATAGTTAAAGTAGCAACAGTTGTTCCACTAGCCCCACCTGTTTTGTATACTACTGTGGTCGGAGAGGACGTAGCAGGGGAAAGAGATATGTAGTCGTACTCTAACGGAACAAGCCCTGACGCTACTACAGCACTAACGTCAAGACGTTCTTTTGATCCGTCAGTAGTCACTGTAACAAATCTACCTGCTGTTCTCCCATAAATATTTACACCTTGAGTTTGTTGAAACATTAATGTTTCTCCTCTTGATGAACATGACCGCATTTAGAGCATGTGTAGCTAATCCAGTCTTTTACCTCTATACGGTCTTGATAAATAGGTTTGTCTATGTAAACAGTCCTAGAAATTATTTCAGGTACTTCTACTTCTTTTTTAACAAGCACTACTTCTACTTTTTCTACTTTGACAATTACGTCTTCATAAACAATCTTTGGAACTTTTTGAATTACTTCTACAACTTTATCTTGATAGATGGGTTTTTCTACTACAACTTCTTTAAATATAGGACGGTTTATTACTACGTCGTTGTATACTACCCTGTCCACATTAACAGTTTTTACCGTTTCGACTACTTTGACATCCTGAACTTCTATTTCTTTTTTAACATAATGAGGTACATCTATGTTCACAGGCTTAAACACTGGTTTTTCTACTATTACTTCTTTATAGATAGGTGTTTCTACTACTCTTTCAACGTGTTTTACAATTATATCTTGTGAATTTTCAGGGATATTTCCTTTAGCAAAACCCATACTTCCTCCTTATGCACTGGCTTCTTGAGATACTAGATAGGAAGTTAAAACTACTGTTCCTGTTCCGTTGTTAGTTGCTATAATTTTAATATAAGCACCTGCTTCTGGGGCAAAATCCATTACGTCTACAGCAGCTTTATTAGCCCCAATAGTTACAGGAGATTGTGGTGTAACAAAAGTAGCAGTAGGATCTGTGCCCGGAGCTAATGAATAAGTAAATGTAACGCTCGGGGTTGTGCCACTAATCGCTGTTAAATATAATGCGAGTGCATCTGTGCTAGAGATATCTACAGCAGTAGAAGTAAGAGCAGAGCTCCCCGCTAAAGATGCAGCACTCCATAATAATGTTGATGATATTCTTCTTGACATAAATCCTCCTTTAGGATCTGCTTGTTTCGCACCAAAGTGCTGAAGTTGAGTTATATACTAGCGACAAAGTATTTCCATTTTTTAATATCATTTGAGAGGTTAAATCTGTACCATTTCCTGCTTTAATAATAACATAATTTGTATCGCTTGTTCCGTATAAAGTTAACAAAGTTCCTTGGGTACCTGCAACTATTTGAGTGCTTGCGGTTACCGTCGTAGGGCTTCCTACAACGTGCATGACATAACTATTGGTTACACCTTGACGCAAGAAATTTTGGGAGTTTGATAGTGCTGTTACTCCAGCAGTTGTTATAGTAAACACTGTAGGGACGTTTACTGCGTCGATAGAAGTACTGTTTTCTCGGGGAGATTGAAAGCGAATGTTTAAGGGTTCTATTTCTAAAACAGTATCGAAGCAAGAAGAACAAAGAAGCATTCCTCGTTGTCGTCGAAGATCTTTCTTCTTAAACGTGAACATACATCTATCACAATCATACAGCCTGTTGTTGTTTCGTTTCATTTATCCACCCAGTTATTTTCTCTCGTTGAGAGTGCATGATATTAAGGAACAGTTCCCGCTCTTTCCCAGTGGCTTTTGCTATTGCTTGATTAATTTCATTAAGCGCCATTGGGTATTGTTTTAAGTAGATAAACAAAGTGGACATGTTTACGTGAGGTTTATAATCAATAGGATCTATCTTCATAGTTTCTTGAGCATAATACCCTGCTAAGGACAAGTCAGGCTCTACAATCAAATACCAATCTGAAAGATTACACCAATTACCTGCTTCTTTTGGTTCGTACACCGTTCCATTTTTGTATAGCTCTCTATTATTTCTAAACACAGGTATAAACATAAAAGTTCTTACAATATACATACCAAACAACACCCAAAATAATGTTTCCGGTAAACAAGCTAGAATAGCGACGATACCTACCATTGCAGGATACATATAACGCTCGGCGAAGAATTGTCCTAAGATCTTGTATTGAGAGAAGGCTGCAATTAGAATTAGGAACCATATTGCCCAGAATACTTTACCAAATAAAAATCCTACTCCTAGAAAAGCTGTTATAGCAGCCACAGATAGTACAAGTAACCAATCAAAAGACATAAGTTCTTTTTTCTGTTTATCATTAAAAAGAAATTTATTCCCCATAGTGTGGAAGAAGCAAAGCTTAATAGGTACTAGTGCTAAATATAAATAAGCAGCTACAACTTTTATACAAACAAAAACTCTCCCTAAAGTAAATTCATCTTTAGAAGCACCAGGTATTTCTGTTATTGCAAGACGGACTTTTTTACCTTCAGTGAATCTCTTTCCAAATAAAAACATACCGAGAGGAAATAAAGTACATAAGCCAATAGGATTAGCAAATAAAAACACAAAGGGAAAAGATATAGTAACTAAAGTTGCATTTAGCGCTGCAGCAAAAAAAGCCATTGATAAGGGGACACTAATAAACCAAGCAGTGTTGGTTAAGAACCAATAAGAAGTAAGTGTAAGGAAAGTTGCCCAAGAATAATATGATCCTGTTATCCATGCGACATTATTAACAAGTACAGGACAAACAGCAAAGAGTAGGCAGGCTTTTCCACCTAAAATTAAATAAACTAAAATTGTGTTTAATATGTGTGCAGAAATTGCTTTAAGACGTTTATCTAGTGGGGTTCTTTTTTTGAAGAAGTCTGGTCCTGGTGTAGATGTAGGTACTACATACAAAGTATCTTTCATGTCAACTCCATCATCTATACAATTCCAGAAAGACAGAGTACGTGAATACAACAATATAATGAGTCCTACAGCTACAACCAGTTCCCAGATCATTATGATGTTCTCGCAATAACAATAGTTAAGGCAGAAGCAGCAGCGGTACCTTGAGCAGCTCTTAAACAAGAAATGCTTTGACCTGCTGTTACTGTTACTGTACCTAAAGTTAAAGAAGAAACTAAACCTGCAACACCAGAAGTTTGTGTTCCAGACGCTAAAGTACTTCCAGCAGAACCTGCTTTAACTGTGTATGTTCCAGCGATACTTGCAGTATCCGCAGCAACATAGGCAGCAACAATATTTCCAGCATATGGTGCAATAACATAAACTGTTTGAGCTGTTGATGCAGTAGCAAAAGCAGCTACAAGAGGGGTCTGTGCTAGTACTGCACCAGCAGAACCGATAACCGCTGTTTCAGTTCCTTTAGATCCTACATAATAACCATCTGATGCGACAAGCGCACCACGTGTTCTTGAATAATTTGGCATGAATTTCTCCTTTAGAGTTTAAGAACTCTATGCGCTACCTTGTTTAAGGGTAGCGCATAAAGGACATTGTAAGACTAGGCACCAGCGTTCATGTAAATTCCGATAGGTTTGTTAACTTCAACAGACATACGGAAAGTACCCTTGAACAAAGCGTCACCTGTATTGAAATCCCCATCCTGAGCAAACTTAGGAGCACGTCTAATAAACGTGATAATTGGGTTGTTTTCACCAATTAGGAACCAAGCAGTTGTGCTTGTCAAGAATGGATCAACAATTAAAGTTAATCCACGGCTTTGAATACTATTAATAGCATTGTTGTTTGTTTCAGGATCATAAGCTGAATTAATCAACTCACGAGCTGTAAACTCCAATGCTGGAGGAACTACCAAGTACTTTGGTGTTTGTACTTGTTGGATACCACGATCAGACAACACGTTTTCAAAATCAATGAAACCTTGTTTTAAAGAGGTTCCAGATAATGAAGAGTTTGAAGCTGAGCGGTTTGACCAGGTAGCTCCGTTTAATGCTTTATGAACAGCACTAAATACAGCAAGACCATCTCCAGCAGTATGTGTAGTTGTCACAGTTCCGCTATTGAAGATATCGTGTACTAATACTTCTTGTGTTTCTGCAGCAGAATTACCTAATTCTTTTGACATATCTCCCATGTTAGAAGGTACATCTGGATACAAAGAATCTTCGATAAGTTCTTCTGTAATACGAATACCAAGACCATAAGTCTTGTTAATCCATCGTTTTGTAGGACCTTGGATGATATGATCGTAAGAGATCATTTCACCTTCTACCTTTTCAGGCATTAGCCCTAGACCGCCATAATAGGCGCTTTCTTCATATGCTTTCTTCGAGGTCTTTACGGTTGTAATCTTATCAAAATACTTTGGTCTACGTGTTAACGCAGAGTTCATGAAAGAAAACAAACCAGGGACCACGGACTTACTAAACGTAGCTCTATTCATGTGGCCCTCCGTTAGATTCCCGCACCAACAACGCCAGCATTGCGTTGATGGTAGTTAATAAATACGTACCAATCGCTGTTTGCTAAACCATCAGCGTTGTCAGCACGTTCAACTTGACGGATCAAACGAAGTTGTTCCGTTGTACCTGTACTTGAAGCAGTACCCGCTGCAATAACCCATCCTGACTGACCACTTACAGTACTTCCTGCAGCAGAAGCCATAGAGCAGTTAGCTCCACAATCTGCAACAGTGTAGGTACCAGAATCAGTTTGTGCAATAAACACTTGACGAGGATCATCTGCTACTAAAACATAAGCTGCTGTTGAAGCTGCTTTGTAGTTTAATCTTTCACCTGTCGATGCTTGAATACCAGGAAGTTTATTAGAATCATAAATTCCAATAATTGCCCCGCACATTGCGTTGGTAGAACCTACTGTAGCTACAACAACTTGGTTACCAGAACCAGTTTGAACTACAGGGTCTCCAATATACATAGCTGTGGCGTATGTTGCAGCAACAGCGTACAAATGTGATCCAAGCAAAGGACCGGCTACTCTCAAACCACGAGGGGATGCGACGTTAGCCATGATATTACTCCTATTGAATTAATTTTAAGGTTGCCCTTATTCTTCACCCTCGTCTTTTGGCTTATAGAACTGTATAGGAGAATCGGGATCTTGATTTTTAAAGATGCCATCAGTGTAATGTTTAACACGATCTTGACTTAAACGAATAGGTGCCATATCCATTTCGACGGCCACCTGTTCTGGAAGAAACGCCAGTAACATTCCACCTTGCTCCACAGCTCCATGACTACCAAAACGATGAGCTTTGATATAAGGAGAGTTATTCCTATTACACAGTATCCATCCGTTCGTTCGTAATTTGACTGAAAGATTCTTGTCTTTCGTAAGCCATACGAAGCGATACTTCTTCCCCTGCAAAGGAAGACATTCTTCTGGAAGCGCCAACAAATCCAGCTTCTTGTGTGTATGAACCTTCATCTGGGCTACTTGTTTTTCTGTAGGCTGCTCTTTAACGAGATCAGCAACTAAAGAATCCTCAGACGACAACACACGTGTAACTGCTGCACTTTCCGAAGGTGCGATGATAGGATTTGTATCATCTTGTTGGGAAGATATATTTTTTATACTCATAATGAAGCTCCTTTTCTATTATTCTCTAACTCTAGTTTTTGTTTTGCATAATCCACAGGATCTATTCCTTGACTTTTACAAAATTCCATGTCGTCTTTGGAAAGCTGAACTTTTCGTCCTGATGGAGAGTCAACTATCTTTCCACTATTAGTTAAAGAACTTCTAGAAATTCTTTTAGCTTCATTACTAGCAAGTACTTTTTTATTATCAAAGATCTGATCTCTAGTGTAACCTAAAGATTCCATCTCTTCTTCCATATCTCGCATAGCGAGGATGGGCCCCTTACTCATAGTAAGATATTCAGGGTTCTGGTCAAGTATTTTTAGGAATATTTTACTTTTCTCAGAATTCACATCTTCAAGTTCTGGATGTCTTTGTATTACTTTATTCTTAGATTCATCGAGAGTTCTCGTCGCTCTTTCTACTTGTACATGTTCATCACGTACTTTTCTAGCACTTATAATAGAACGTAGATCGACGGCAGTTTGCCAATCTTTACGTGCAAGTGCGTCCCATTCTTCTTTTGTTTCTGGGACAACTACTCCTCCGATTATTTCTCGATTACGTAAATCTTTTGGTTGGGTCTCTCTGTGAACGGGAGGTGTTGCTTGACGAGATTCATAATCTTTTACTTTTCTACTAAGTTCATCTCGCTGCTTCTTTGCTTCGGCAGCTTCTTTTCGCAATGCTGCAAATGCTTTGTTGTCTAGCTTTTTAAACTCCGCATCATTAGTGTCTTCTTCGTCAAGATCAACAGTTTTATCTGCAGGGGTATCATCACCACTGTCAGGAACTATAATATCTTCTTCTAAATCTTCATCGACTACATCTGGTCTACCGTTTGGATCTAACATCTTATTCTCCTTAGTAATGTATCGTCTTCTCTGGACGGTCTTTAAGTTCATCACGGAATTGTGATAAAATAATGTCTGTTTGTTCTAGTCCCCACAATGCCCATTCACATCCGAAAGCAACATCGGGCTGATTCTTAAAGGTTGCCTCCCGCTGCTCCCTGCGCTTGTTGCGCTGGTGTGCCTGTAGCTTGGTTTGGAGCTGCTGAAACATCGGGTTGTCCTCCAACGATTGCAGCGCCTCCCTTTTGATTTGGAGCTGCTCCTGTGTCTGCTTCTCCACTATTCCCTCCTTTCCCTTCTTGAGATGTTATATTCTTCTGAGCACTCAAAGCCATCATAACTCGTTGCATCATTTGCTTATGTTCTTCAATATGTGCTCTTAGCTTCTCAACTTTATCTGGAGGCCACAAAAGAATTTCACCGTCTTTACCCTTAAGCTCGTCGGTATGTACTTGAATATGCTCCATATGATTTTCTTGTGGTTCTACAGGGCAATATCTTCCGTCACGCATCATTGTATGTTCTTCAACAGGATCGTTAGTTGGTTTTACTGACGCTGGTTTCCCAATCCATTCTTGAGGTTCTTCACCATATGCACGAAGATAGTTTGCTGTAACAAACCATACACGATTCGGATCTTGTGTAATCATTGGATTCATACCTAAGAGAAGTTTATCGTAGAGCATGGACGCAATCTGACGACGAGTATTGCTATCTCCAAGATCAGCAGTAGGAACCAGATAGCATTCCATCTCTTGTGCAAGAGATGCTTGAAGCGCTTTATCGTCAGTAAAGATTTTTTCATTCTGAGCTCCTAAGATTTTCTCTTCTAACCCTTCTGGCATATTCATAGAACATAAATCAAAGACATCTGTAAATAATTCAGCAAGCCCTTGACGAAGATTGGTCGCAGGTAAATTAAAACGTGTATCTGCAGAAGACATTATTGCTTGTGTTCTCGTCGCTGTCCCACTTCCACCAGCAAGATTATCTTCTTTACCCATGACGTAGCTTGACGCTGCTGTTAGTCTTTCAACAAACTCTTCAACTAATTTAATCGCATTTAACAATCGTTCAATCGGTATCTGAATATCAGGAAAGTACACATTTTGTTGAGGATTGCTAACAGGGTACATAGCTCGAGGCTTCGCCACATGCTCATCAGGGTCATAATCGCTATTCGGATCATAGAATCCCCAACGCATGACACTCATCGTGTTGGCATCCGTCAGTTGGCGGAAACAAGCATCAATCTCTTCTGCAAGAGGTTTAACTTGTTCTAGAAGTCCCATCCCCAACATCTTTCCACCGATTCTATCAAGGAAATTTTTATGATTAATCGGGCGTTTACCTGTTCTTGAAATCTTAGAAGTCAAGTGAGCACGCAAGAAAACTTCATCTTTGTTTGTAATCAACGCAATAATCTCTTCGTCAAACCCATCACCATTCGCATCATACTTCCCCATCCATCGTAAACATTCAATAGGCATATTACGACGTTTCGCATTGAAATCAGCGACGTTCTCAGCTTTATCAAGCGATAGCCCAAACTCTGTTGAGATCCTTTTATCTACTTCAGCTTTAAGTTTATCGTCGACATTCTCTGCTAACCCTTGTTCTTGCATACCAAGAAGTTCTCTGTAGTTATGGTCTTCTATAACAATAACAGAATCATCTTCTATACATGTAGCACCTGGTTGAAGTAGTACTTTAGTTACAGGTATAATCCTAATCTGTGGCTTCTCATTAACCTGCAACAGACGTTGTTCTACACACATCTGCTGACCTTGTTCATCAAACATCGGCTGACCATCAGGACCTATAACAGGTACTTGTTGTGTCTGATCCAAGTCCCTTTGTTCTCTCTTCCACCAAGCTTCAGCGAACACAGAACCTAACATAGCAGCATTACGTATGTACAAGAGCGCATCTTTACGAGCTTTCATCCATACTTCAATCGTCCAGAACATCATCTTATTAACAAGCTGTGTATACTCATTGTTCGTATAACGTACAGGCTTCCACTTCATGCTATCTTCGTTGTAAACCATCGGAAACAACTTCGCTACCGCCATTTCAACGATCGCTTGTGCAATTTTAAGAGAGCGTCCACACATCCACTTCTCAGGACGTACTTCATCAGCACCTTCATACAAATCTATAAGTTCAGCATACTTTTCGTCGAACGTAAGACCTACTCCGTCCCCCGTCTTCTTGCCCCAAGTTTTCGCCTCACGTGCTTGCATCGCATTGTCATAATCTTCTTTGATAATCGCAACGAGCTCTGCTTGTTGTTCTGGAGTTAGTTTAAGTAAGAGAGGATCTAGTTGTTGCTCAGGTTCTTTCACTTCTTCTTGTGTGTTATCTAATGGCTCTATGTATTCCTCAGGCATCGGGTTGTTGTCTAGAGGTGATGATACCGCCCCAGTAAACTGGTTTGGATCACGTATCGGTTGTGCGTTATCTTTCATAAGCCATTCTGGTGGGGTGTTCATACTGTAAATGCTCCTAGAGGGGACTGATTCATAGCAATATTATTAGCCTGTAGTTCTTCGTAGTCTACGTTAGGGTCTCTACGTAGAGCTCCTCTAACATTCTTAGACCAGTTCTTGTTCAAGTTCTTAGGGTCATTCTTAACCCCAATCGGAGCCCAGCGTTGCTGCATGAAGTCTACAAACTTCCCAGGACGTCCCGCTTGTTGCCAACGTACAAAATTATTATAAACAGAATCATCCAACACTTTCGCTGGATTGTTTGTATTAACAGACAAAACTCCATGATTACGAGGATTATTCTCTGCTACTTTTACAGCACTTGAAATCTGAGGGACTAGTTCATTCGCTTGTAGGTGTGCTCCAAGCGACAGTTTCCCTGCATACTTCTTCGTACCATATTTTTGAGGAAGTTGTACTACTTGATTCGCATCGTCTTTGTAGCCTACAAGACCCATGTTACTTCCTTGGCTTTGGTCGTTGACCTTTTTCTTTATCTCTCTCAAACCCCATGTTAACTCCTCCTAAACATACTAATTAATTGACACATATAAAAAGAAAGCCTCGCCTTTGACGACGAGGCTTAGAGCACTAGCAGCGTTTCCCGCCTTTTTTACCTTTAGCTTTTTTTGCCATTGTAATTCCCTCCTCTTTAATATTAGTGTATCGTTATTAAGAGTCAAGAATTTTTACATAAATCTATCAGTACCATCGCTGTTCATTCTGCTTCTTAAAGTTCTGTTCCCTGTATGCTATCGGACGAATGTTCGGGTTAACTCGTATCCTCTTCGCACCCCACAGAGCAAGTGCAAACGCCCAAAAGCAATCAGGACTCTTAAGACCACGAGAGCGCATCTCTTCTTTCGATTCAATCTCAATCAGCCCCGTGTCTTGATCTATTTTATACTTTATCGACGACGCTTGAGAAATCAACTCATCATCCGGAGGAAGCGCAATCTCCCCTGCTCTTAACACTTCTCTAGCGTTGTATGCAATCTCGTCCTTCAATCGACGGAAGAACCGCTTGTTCGTACTCTTCTGTGCGAAGTTCACTTCTAACACCGGGTACCCCATCTGTCGCAGATCCCCAGCAGGACCACCACCAAGCCCCGTCGCATCAATCGTAATCTGTATGAGCTTAGTCCCCGCAGCCATAGCCTCTTGAGACGCCATGTGTTTAACTGTCGTAAGCTCTTTGCCTTGTGCTTTTTTAAGAGGTAGTACTTTGTTAGGCTGATACGAACAGCACACTGTCTTGTCCCCGCCCATACGTGCCACGTCGATACCCATGTACACGTGGTCAGAAACAAGTACATCTTTACCTGACTTGCTTTCATAACGCTTTACCGCAGCGTCGAGCCACGAGAGAGGAATGAGCGTATCTTCTGACTCCAAGGGGAACTCACCCAGGACACGTGCCACGTACATAGGAGAACTTCTCCCCCACTCCGCCTCCCTTTCCATGATCCACTTCTTGTTAACAAGATACGGATACTTCTCAGGCTCCTCGATCGCCGGAGAGTCAAACGCAGAAATATGTATACGATTCCAATTTGGATTTTTAGAATATTCATAGAACATCCCCGACGGAGATGTCGGGTTCCCTATTAGTAGTAGACGAGAATTAGCAGATGTTAAGTTACCTTGAGCAGCCGTGTAGATATGCGGATCAATACCAGCAGCCTCATCAAAGACAATCAAAATATTGTCAGCGTGATACCCCTGAAACCTAACTTCTTCCGACGAGGGTAGACCAATCGCAAACCATTTAGGGCCAAGCTGTAGCTTCCCGTTAGTTAGCTCTCCCCCGATGGGGAACTTGGCGTTGTAGTACATCTTCGTAATTTCCGCCCAGAGAACCGAGGTAACTTGTCTCCACGTCGGGGCGGATGTAAGTACAATGCTGTCTTTCCTCGTCGTGAGAAACCATAACACCACAGCAGCCGATACGAAGGACTTACCTCCTGCGTTGCACGACACTGTAATCGTGTTACTATTCTTTTGGACAGAGCGCATAATTTCTTTCTGCTTGTCCCAAAGAGTAATCCCCAAAATTTTTTCACAGAAAAACACCGGATCATCTTTACACCTTTGCAAGAACTCTCTTTCTTCATTTGTCATTAGCACACCTTATGTTAAGTGAAACTTTTGCACAGCAGCTCTTCCTCTATACTTACGTGCGAGTACGAAGTACAGCGTCATGCCTATTAAAAACACGACGAGCAGAGGTAGAGTGAGCAGTGCTATTATATTCCAGAACTTATTGTTTGGCACCGATCTTCTCTTGTAGGAACTGGTTAAACGTCTTCTTCTCCTTAGGGAACTCACAACGAATACTTGGATCATATGGCGGAAACGAAACAGACCAGTTGGATGTATGATCTGTTGCACTAGTTGTACGAACTACTGTAGGATCACACATACGTTCATATGATTCACGCAACATCTCGTAAGTTAGGGATGTGTTACTGCCACGGGACGTAACCGTTGCATTCCAATTATTTTCATTAAAAATAACATTGTTATTACCCGTCAACGTATACATGTTCATGTTCGTAGTATTAGCCATATTACCCAGCCTCCGAAATTAGATCAGCAAGAGTCTTGTTCTTACCTAGCCCCTGCTTACTTGCTTCTTCTTCTATTTTGGGCGACCATCCTTCGAATCTAGCCCATGCTAGAGAGATCGCTTTGCTGTCCCCTTGCTTCGCCTTCTCGAAGAGTGCTTGGTCTACTTTGATGAGTTCATCAGCGTACAACCCTCTTCGCTTTTCTAAGATACTGACCATCTTGGCTGCGTTGGCAAGCTTCCACTCTTTGAGTTCTATGATACTCTTGCTTTGTTGCCCGCACCACATGCCATCTGTGATATGATCGTTCGACGGATCAGACCTGAAGGCTATATAGTTATCCATTACTGTCCTCCTCTTTCTTCAGTTGACCTGCAGCTTCTAGCTCTTGATCTAGGAACTGAGCACACTCTAAGGCAACCATCCAGATACTCTCTTCATTATATCTTACGTGCTTCAGCCCATTTTGTAGTATAAACATCCACGCTACAGTAGCAAGAAATTTAGAGAATTCTTTAGTCTCCCACTCACGTGCGAAGTACTTAGGTCTTTCTTCTATATAGAAGTCTTGCATGTAGTCACGGAACACGCCCCCCGTGACAGGTGCCACAGTGCCTACTTCCAAGTCCTCCGTGCAACCGTCTACATCAGGATGTGTCCAGTTAAGAGGAGCGATGTCCCCGTACTTCAAATTCGAGAAGTCCGAGTTCCAAGGATCTTTCGGATTGAACTTGAATGGTTTGGGTTCTTCCTTCTTTATTATAGAGGGTTCTTTTTCTTCCTTTGGTCTGCCTGGTTTACGGGGTACGTGCCCCGTTTCCGAAATTGAAACAATTTCCCCGTTTGACACACCTAGAGTTCCACCTGCGTATGACTTCATAAACAACTTAAACAATCCTGCTACCCGCATACCATTCTCTTCTACAGCTTTTTTAAAGGGATCGTACACATCCTCATCCACTGAAAAGTTAATTGTTTTCATATTGCTCTCTTTCTTATTGATTTACTTGCATTAATATACCTTGTAATAACCTTATGACAATCACTACAAAGAGTCATTATATTATTCTTTAGATCCTTTCCCCCTTCTGCTTGAGGTATTATATGGTGTGCTTCTAAAGAATCTTCTCTTCTACACAAAGCACATTTTGTATCCGAGTATTTTATATACGAATGGTTTTCTCTTTGCTTCTTTCTTTTAACCTCTAGATACTTGTAGTAATTACGAAGCCTTGTACACCTTAAAGGTACCCAACAAGAAGGAGGTGTTGTGTAATTAATGTGGGTCTCCCGTAAATTAGGGGTAAAATCCACGTGACACGTCAAACACTTGGTATTTATTGGTTTTGACATAGGCACAATATACCATTTTAAACTAAGTAAGTCAAGTGTTTTTACTAATGAAACCATGTGTTTTTACTAATGAAACCCTTAGTGCGCACTAATAAAAAACAAAGCTTAAAAACGTGAAAAAACTGAAACGCACTTGTGTGGCTTGTGGTACGACGGCCAATAGGTGGGGGTATCTATATACAACTTCGCATAATATACGTTATGTTAAGTACGCAAATTTACGTAACTCGTTGTAATTAAATACGTTACACAAAACACGTGCTTTTTGGCCAAACTTTTTGACAGAATTTAGAGCGAATTTTACTAGAAAAGAAAGATAACTTATTTAAAAACCTATTTTTTATTTTTAGAATAATTAATTCGAATTAATTAATTTTGAGACACGAAAAACTTTTCACTCAAAAAAGCTCTATAATACCCGTATATACGCACCAAAAACCGCTTTCCCAAACAAGAAAACGCTTCCCATTGGCACGTGGCATGAATCCCAAAAAACGTCAATTTTTGCCTCAAACTTCGGGCTTTTTGCCAAAAAACCTCAAGACCGAAGCCAAATACCCAAAAAATTACGCTCTTCCCTATTATATAAAAGTCTCTATATAAGGCACGAAACCTGCAAAACTTTTTTTCGCTAAACTTTCCTCGTCGACAAAATGCCTTTTCCTCGTCGAGAAATCAAATTTGCTATAGTTTTGGCATGGCAAAAACAAGGCAATCGAGCCAAAAACAAGCCATAACAAAAACAAGGGGTCAAAAATGACTAAATACAACGGCAAAGGTTTACCAAACGAAAACGATATTCTAACTTTGAATATCCCACTCAAGAAACAAGTATCAGTATATAAAAGCAAAAAAGATGGTACAGAACGTAGTTTTGAATATTATGCACAGATTGGTAGTCAGTTTGGCGGTGAACCTATCGGGGACGGAACTTTGCTAGTCAAAGTTACAGTTTGGCAAGCTAAAAAAGCGGTTACGCCTAGCACAAAGTTCACCATTGGCTAATATTAAACATAATCCCGTATTAGATAATAGCTATCTAATACGGGATACCATAAAGGATTATCTTATGAAAATACTTGAAACGTATTACGAAGTAAAATATAAATTACGTGGTACAGATAAGATTGAATCGTTTCGTGAGGATAATATTAAACAAGCATATAGTTTTTTAGGTTCAATTAAGTATTTATGTACCCATACAGATATACAAAAGATTGTAGTATATAAACCTTCGTTTGAGTTAGTAACATAAGAGCTTAATAAGCTCTTTTTATCTTATAAACCAGTATTGGGTGAGCGAGGTAATTATGTATTTCACGAAATATGTATTGTCTAATGGTGTATTTAGTATGCATACTTCTGTCTCTTGTAGCGTGTGTGGTAATAGGACAGATAGATTCGGAAGATGTGTAAACATTGAGTGTGACGAATGAGTTGGCTAATTAAGTTTTTATCTGTTAAGCAGTGTGGTAGTTGTGAAAGTGTGTTTATATTACTGGATAATAATAGATGTTGTCCCAAATGCCATAGTGGTAATTGGGTGTATGGGTATATTGATTAACCAAGTGAGGTGATGCCATGTGGCACGTGTTATTAAGTATTATGCTAATAGGCTGTAGTACAACAGTTGCACCTGTAGGGTATAAAGTATTGTCTTATGATACGAGTCTTGCTAGTCAAGTACAAGCGTTTAATAGCTCTCTTGCTGGAAGATAGCACGTATGGTGAGTAACGTGGCACGTGGAACGTATAGCGTGCTACGGTAAACCACGAAACCGGTTACAAGTCCGGTTACAAACCAAGGGAGGTTAGTATGAGTTACAAGATAAAGAATGGGTATGTGTACATACAACACAATGGGACATGGTTCCTAGAAGATGTACTGTATACACTATGGCCTGAGTTGAAGGGTCGCAAGTTGGTGAGGGCTTAAGTATGCTATATAAAACAATTATTATTCGTTGGGTACGTAAAATGTTATGACTGCCTGTCAAGAAGATGGCTAGACCAAAAGGTTCTAAGACTAAGAAGGTGCTTAAATGACAGTTAAGAAAATGTTTGTACACGATTGCTTTACGGGGAAACTGTATGTGTTCAAGTACAAAGAATCCCTTGGCATTGACGAAGTGTTCGATATGTTTACAGATAAGATGAACATATCTGTTACCGATGCTGTGTATGGTGAGGTTAGTGCTGTAATTAGTGACGATGAAGATGATTGTATCGAGTCGTTAGATGATATTGGCTAGGTAGCACCCTTGTCGTGACACGTGTTGTGGGATTGGGGCTACATGAGCATGGGCTTATGTAGTGCGTATACACTATACGTATGAGTACAGCACGTGTCACGTACTAGCCATAACGAGAGGAGTATTACATGGGTACAGTAAGGATAGGGATGCCTAGTAGCTTGCTTAAGAACTACATAATAAGGTTCAAGCGAGTGTACAACAAGGCTGTTAAGGACAATCAGTTGGTGTTCAAGTTCGATGGACAAGAGGTACTTGTGACGTATGGGAAGTACCACTTACAGTATCTGGAAGGAGTGTTGAATGAGCGTAAAGCACGTGGTCTGTAAACCGATCAGGCTCTTACAGGTTGAGTATAGTAGTAGCACGTACCAAAGTGACTTGGCACTTGGCCGTGAAGGTTGTAGGTACAACGAGCGAATCGTGGTACGTGAACAGTATTATGAAAGTAGTGACTCTGGTGATTGGAGTGAGAGTGATGTTAGTGCGTTTCAAGCAGGGTACAGAACAGGAGACAAGGATATGTATGCACTTTATGAATATGCAACAAATAAGTTGGTATGTAATAGGGATGGTGTAACGAAGCTCTTTGATACCTCGGAAGATGCGTATAACTGGGGGATGTCTGAATGTGAGAATAGTGCAGATGATGAAGACAACTTCAACGATATGTTTACGATCTTTGAAATACCTCAAGTGTCTGCTCAAGTTCAAGAACAGTCTAGAAGTGCTGTAGCTAAACCTTCGAGCTTCGGTGCGATACTTAAGACCACCATCAAAGCTGGTGAGGAGAAGCCTGTAACGAAGTGGGTAGTGTAAGCCCTCTGATGAGTTCCTCGTGGAACGAAACACGTAGCTAGCACCTACGTGTCAGGGAAGAGTCACGCAAACGTGCGGGCTATAACCACAAAACAAGGAGAGTACTATGGTATGGAACACATCAACACAAGGGAACTTGATTCCTAAAGCTGAAGCGATCACGAAGATTATTGCGATGGCTAATGAGCAAGGTATCAGAGGTGACTTCAAAGTGTACTACGAAGGCAACATCGTAGCTGATCCTAACAATCTTCCTGAGACTGTAGACATCACTAAGGTCGAAGTGTCAATCGTTAACAAAAACGGGTAAGATGTGGCACGGGGTAGACGTGAAGCCGTATGTTAAGCGTTGCAGTTAGACCGCTACCCCTCTTCCCTAAGGAGATGTGTATGGAGAAATTAGAGATACAAGACGACTTGAACTTTATAAGGTTCAACGGTCGAGTGTATAGTTTGAATGATATAGGCAAGTGCAGTCTCAATGATGTTATTGAGACTAGTAAGCAGTTCTTCGAGAATCGTGCGAACGAACACATTGAAGCGATCGGGCAAGAAGTGCGTGAGTTAGCACTTGCTCAAGAGCATCAACAGCTTGAACACATAGCGAAACTGAGTAACAGGGCTTCGTGTTGTGTTCCAAGTTCAGAGTTTCAAAAGATGGTTGTTGCGTATGGTGTAGGGCATCAGTACTGTCGAGCACGTGCGACGATCTTCTGTCCACAGGTGTTAAGTATCGGGAAGTTCGCAGTTGATAAGATGAAGAATTCGATAAGGGACAGTATACGAGGTGGAGTCTTGAACTTCTTTCCAACAGAGTGTCGCAGTAATAATGGTGAGTATCACCCAAAGAACATAATGATTGGCACGGGGTACCATGACGAGTTTAAGAAGATGGTACTTGACATCGAAGAGACCTCTGTTACGTATCGAGTTGTCGTCGAGCGATTCATGCCTGCACAGGTGCTACACACCATCTTCGACGGTTCTCACATCAAGATTATCAATTTCCCTTGGATAAACATAGCTACACCACATCAGATGTATGGTAGTACGTTGTGTACAGGGAACATTAATGCAAAAACGTACTGGGAGCTGGGTAACGATCTGTACAACAGTAGTTTGAACTTGCTTAACTATGACAGTTTAGCGTCGAACTACTTCGAGTATATGAATGAGATAGGTGACGTAATTAAGCTTGATTGTATTAAAATGCTACGTGCACTTAGATACATTACATTCCAAAGAGAGGAGAGTACATCATGGAGAACATAAGTGGTATTGACTACTCTCGTCAAGCACAGTTCAACGATGCGATGACTGGTGTTAGCAATGACACGAGGCACGTGATTATTGGCTGTGGAGGGATTGGGTTCTGGTTAGGTGTCATGCTTGCCATGCAAGG